TACAAATCTATAAAGAGAAAGAAGGAGACTTATGAATCTGGCCATTGCGATCAATGTGGATCAGAGTTCAAAGATCCTCAGTCTCTGTCGAAGATCAGTGAATTCGAGGATGAACTTGAGAATATCGAATCTCACATCTCAGAACTTGAAGAGAGCAAGAAAGAATACAGATCGATCGTTTCTGAGTATAACGAGAAGATCACGAACCTGACCTCGAGAATAAGGAAAATCGACACGGACATTGAAGATTCGAAGATTGATGTTGAAGACATTGACAAGGAAATCTCCACACTTCTTCTTCAGAACGACCTTTCTCAAGAGGATATTCTCGGATCTTCGGAAAATGTCGACTATGACACACCGATCGATGAGTTGAAGATGAAGATCTCTGAAAAGAAGTCTTTGAGAGACTCTACTATCTCTAAGATGAACTACATCATTGATCAAGTTTCCTCCGTTGAAGATTCTGATGTGGAAATCCCCGAAGAATCCGAAGAAGAACTCACGAACGAAAAGTCTTATCTTGAATCCGTGAGAGAGAAGTACAACGAGGACATTCGTCAGAAGATCGAGGAAATCTCTCATAAAACGCTCGCTGTGGAGAATGCGAAGATGAGACTGATCGATGGAGACTTCGAAGATTTCACAGAATCAGACCTTCTCCCAGATTCCGAGTTCTCCGAGATTGATCAAAAGATCCGTGATTTTTCCAAGAAGATCGACACTTTAAAGTCAGAGATTTCGGAGATTAAGATTAAGATTTCGGAGATCAATGTTGCAGAAGAATCACAAATCGAAGCGAAGAAGTCTGTTATAAAGAAGTATGATGACAAACTTGAGGAAACTCGAGAGAATATCAAGCGTTGCTATAAATCGATCAGATTCTACAACGTCATGGAGAACATCATCTCCGACGATGGTGTGAAGTCTTACATTATCCGAAATGTAGTCCCTTACATCAACAAGTCAGTCAACGACATTCTCTCCAATCTTGAGATACCTCTCGTTGTCAGATTTGATGATAACTTCAAGCCCTCGATCTTTAGATTTGGAAAGCAGGTTTCGACATCTTCGATCTCCACTGGGCAGACAAAGATGATCGATTCTGCTATCATCTTCACAATCACGAAGTTCTTGATTTCGAAGTGTGGTGGTATCAACATCGTGTTCTATGATGAGATCTTCTCATCGCTCCATACATCTGCCATTTCCCAAATGATGGAAATCATCCACCGAGAACTCAAGGCGGAGATGAAACTTCACGTGTTCCTTGTCAACCACTCTTTCATCTCATCCTCATTCTTCGATAACATCTTTGAACTTGAGATGGTTGACCACTTCTCACGTCTTCAGATTCGATCTATTGATGAATACAACCAAAAGTAGAGACTTTATTGTCCCAGATTCCTTTGATGATCTTGAAGATGAATCTGGGACAATAAAACTCAAAGTTGGCTTTGATCTCGAGACCGAGGTTATTGAATCGAAGTCAATCGACAAAGAAATGATTATCGATTTCGACAAAAGTGTGAAACAAGAAGATGCTACTGGAAGTGTTATAAGAATAATAGAAACAAAGAAGAAGAATAGCAATCCGCTTTGGTAAAGACCTATCAATGGAGAAAGAAATAAACCTTGAAGAATTCTCACATTCCGTAAGATATCTTCTCATGAACGGCATACTTCAAGACACCTCGGAAATCTACGAGTATTCTTGTGGTAGAAAGGCGAAGGATGTCTCATCCATATCGAACGCTATCTCATCATTCTCCAAGTCGATGGTTTCCATTGTTGATCTTTCGAAGATAAGTAATAAGTTCTACAATTATAGACAAAAACTTATAACGAGAAAGCAACTCATCCTTGATGATCAATCTTTCATTGTTGCAGAAATGGCAAAAATGAAAAAGAAGGAGATGATCTCGTATAAGGTAGGTAGCAATGAAGATGGGATTCGTCCTTCAAATGACACAGAACGAAGGATGATTCTTGATGGAAATCTGAGCGATATGCAACTCGTTGTGGACACACTTGACAATCACATCCAGTTCATAACGGATTCCGTGAAGAACTTGACTGATATGATCTACGGCTTCACGTACGTCATCCAGTTTGAAGAATATAGAAAGAACTACTAACCAATCATCAATAGCAACTTTTAACAACAAACAAATGAAGAAGTCTGGGTACACAAAAGCACGTAACAATTTCTACACGTGGTTGGGGAAAATGCTCTTCGATCTCCTATGTCTCGCCATCATCCTCTACCTCGTGTTCTATGCGGTTGATCGTGATCCTTCGTCTTTATACAGACTGAGATTCATCATCTCTGTAAGTGTCGTTGCAATGTTCTATGTCCATGCTCTCACTTACAAGAACTTCCTCGACGCAAAGACTAAGTATGACTTCTACAAGTCTGTGATGAATGCCTACAAGTTCAATCTTGAGAATTATGAGGAAGTTATCGGTTGTATAAACCAACATCAATACAAATCTCAAGAATACAAGGCAGACGTTGAAAGTCTGATGAATGCTCGGGATGAGGAAACGTTCTTCACTGTTGGTGAGAAGATCTACAAGAACATATCGGAAGGTGTTTACGTCGATGAGATCCAGTTCATCTATGAACTTCTCGAATCCACCTCTTACATTGTCAAGTACGTCGATGAAGACTTCTTAAAGAAGACTTTCTTGAAAGACAAATAACCTAAATAAACAGGTTCATAAATAACTGTTTATAGATCGTTGCGTATCTACAGAATATAAGAAAGTAGGTACGCAACGATCTGTTTGAAGACAATGAAAGCAATACTTTCACAAGACAAGATGTGGATCGACCTTCACTACGAAAATGAATGTGAGATGTTACAGGCAAACGATTACTTCCATAGGAAAGTAAAAAACTACCATTTCATGAAGAAGAAGTTCAAAGGATGGAATGGTATCGTGGCGTATATCTACAAAGGGAAACGGATAAGATCAACGATGTGGTCGAAGCTTATCGAAATGTGTGAGAAATACCACTTTCCACTTGAGTTTGAGAACTTTGATGGTTTCATCCGTGAAGAGATCACCTATGAGTTTGTAGAAAAGTTCTGTAAGAAACTTCTTGCCTGTCATCCAAAAATCAGACCATACGACTATCAGATTGACACTGTCTATAAAGCAGTGAGGTCTCGTTTCAGTTGTGTCGAGGTGGCAACCAGTGGCGGTAAAACGTTGATCATGTACATGTATATGATGCTTCTGAGATATCTGAAGATCTCCAAGAACATACTCATCATTGAACCCGATCCAGGTCTTGTTATCCAGTCTTATGATGAGTGGCGAGATTATGCTTGTGGAAAATACAACCTCAACGTTGCAATGATCCACGGAGGTTCTAAGGACAAACTCTCTGCAAACGACTTCCCTCACGCAATTGGAAACTTTGCATCACTGATAAATCTCCCCGATGAGTTCTTTGAGAAGTTCGACACTGTGATCTGTGACGAAGCGCACCGATCAGTCGCCACAACTATCAAGCAGATTCTTGCAAGATGTGGTGCAACAGAGAACCTTCTTGGATGCTCTGGTTCATTCTACAAAGGAAAAGGTGATGCCGATGAATTCACCGTAGAAGAGAACTTCGGACCAGTTGTGAGAGTTATCAAGAAGACTGATCTCATAAACAGAGGTGCAGCGACTAACATAACAATCAGAATGATAAACGTCAAGTTCTGTAGTAGACCAGAACTTATCGCTTTATCATCAGAAAAGGACTACATCGAAGACGGTGAGAAATCACTCAGATATGAACAACAGTTCATCCGAAATCATAAACGTCTTCTTGAATGGAAGTGTCAGTTCATCTGTTCCTTGAAAGGTAACACTCTTGTCTACTTCAATGACAAGAAAGGTGGTTATGGTCGAAAGATCTATGAAAGACTTCAAGAGATCTCCTTCCAAAGAGGACTTTCCAAGAAAGTGTTCTATATCGATGGCGACATTTCTGCCACGGAAAGAGAAGTGATTAAAGACTACATGAGAAACGACACCACTGGGCAATCGATTCTCGTGGCGAATTACTCAGTTTTCTCTACAGGTCAATCGATTAAAAACCTCGTGAATGTCGTCACTGGTGAAGCAATCAAGAGTGACATTCTTCTTAATCAGTCATCTGGTCGACTTTTGAGACTTTCGGATGGTAAGGAGATGTCATACTTTTACGATATAACAGAAGATACTACTGTAGTTCGTTCAAATCCGATGACTGGACAAAAGGAAACCAAGAAGTGTTTCATGGTGAATTGGTCAAAGTCGAGACTTGAATACTACAGATCTGAAGATTTGATAGTAGAATCCTACAACGTTGACATAACAAAGGAGGGTTCTATGGAAATCAAGGAATCAGAGACTATCTTTTAATTAATACGACTAATGAAACAGAAAAAAACAATCTATCTCGTAGGTGCTGTAGTACTTTTGTTTGTGATTACAGTAATCTGTGTAAAAAGCTGTAATGGTAGTTCTGATAAATCTATCACTGACACTACTGCTTTCGAATCTACGGTTGTGGATTCTCTACCACAGGATTCATTAGAATCTGTGATCACGATCGAACAAGAGATCGAAGCTCCCTTGAAGGTCGATTCTTCGAAGTTCCCCGACTACGTTTATTCTTATGAATATATCGAAGTCTATGAAAAGTTCAAACCACTTCTTTCGGCAATAGCTCATGTTGAATCTCGTGGGATTCCAAACATGGTCTCCAAAAGTGGAAAGTATAAAGGTCTTCTCCAACAGTCTCGTATCAATGTCGATGACTGTAACCAATCGACAGATTCTGCTTTCAAGTACGAGGATAGACTTGACCCCAAGAAGGCGGTGCAGATGTTCCTCATAACTCAGAAGAAGTACAACAAGAAGATGTCTTATGAGATGGCTTGCAGAATCTGGTCACGCCACGATATCAATGGAACAGATCCAGAAGCTGGGAAGTATTGGGAACGTGTAAAGAAAGAACTCGATAAGCATGACTATTCCCCACTCTGGGAGAAGTAAGAATCACTAAGAAGATAGAAAACGTTGGTGTCGGGGGTGTCAAAGAAGGCATCTCCGACACGCTTTTTAAGAATATAAAGAAAAACAAGAGACATGGCGAAGAAGGTTGTAGAGAACATGATGTGGTCTACAGAACGTGTAGAGAAACTCATACAAGAGTTTAACGACAAGGGTGTACTTCCCAAGAAGAATCCGTTCTATAGTGGTGATGTTCGCTTAAGAAAACCACGTATCAACTTCTCATACACAGAGGATGAACTTCTCGAACTTGCAAAGGTTCAAGATTCTGTCTTGTATTTCTCTGAAAATCTGGCCAAGGTTAAAACTGATGATGGTATCAAGCATATCAAACTGAGACCATATCAGACAAGAATCATCCAACAGCTTCAATATTACAGACACAACGTCATCCTTGCTTCACGTCAGATTGGGAAAAGTAAAGGTTGGGGATCTGTTATAAATGGACAAGAAGGTGACTTCAAGATTTCCGACCTCTTCCCCAAGACATTCATCAATAGACTAAGAACGAAGCTATATTCTGTGATCTACGGATAGACGACTTCAAGGAAGGTACTTTCCTTGCGCTCTGAAAATATCGGTGTTGTTCTCATAGCTTCACGTATATCAGAAATCAAGGAAAGTACCTCGTCTTAATTAGCAACTGAGAGTGATTTTCTGGTAAATCGTCTGATAATCAACGATTGTCTTCCATTGTCTTCCATAATCAATCATTATTGTCATAGTCTTCCCATAATCATTGGAAATAGTCAAAGGTTATCCATTGTCTCCCGACAGAAGCCCATAATCCCCGAGAATACCTCTCCTGATTACAGGAAGGGAATTTCCTTCCACCCCGCACCACCTTCCCGT